GGGGAAGCTCGCCGTCGAAGGGCAGAACCGGCCTTTATAGACCTTCCAGCATTGGCGCGTGATGGTGCGGGTGGGATAGCCGAGGGTTAGCTCAAAGGTGCCGTTGGAGCACGGCAGCACGAATTTGCCGCCGGTGTCGAGCGACCAGGGCAGCGCGTAGCCGCCCCACATGTAAATCAGATAACCCGACTCGGCGTGATAGAGCGACAGTTGAACCACGGCGCGGTTGAGGTTGCAGGCATTGCCCCACTTGGTGAAAGCGTCGTCCGCGTTGCCGAACGTGAAGGTTGCCGAATCCGAGGCCTCGGAAAGCGTTTGCGAGATCCCGCTCCAGGTCAGCAAGCGCGGCAGATACTCGTGGCCGTTCACGGTGACCCGCTGATTGGAGAAATAGTTGGGCGCATTCACCAGAGCGCCGCCGGATCGGGTCTGGTCCTGAATAATCACCAGCGGGTAAATGTGCTGCGTCTGTTCGGCCAGATTTCCGGCCAGGACCGAATCGGGGAAGCGCGTAACCTGGGCGACCGAAGTGTAAGGCGGCAGCGGCGCATCGGCCACCACCAGCAGCGTGAGGCCGGGATCGCCGGTAAGCATGCCCGCGACCTGATCGAAGCTGAGGTTCGGATTCTCATAGCGGCAGGTCCAGGTTTCCATCGCGCCCACCGAGCCGGGACCGGCCACGCGGATATTGAATTGCGCGTATTGACCCTGCGCCTGTAGCCAGTGCGATTTGAGCAGCGCGTACTCGTCTTTGTTCAGGTGATCGCGGCGAACTCTCAAGCGCCGCATGCCCGGCCCCATCACAAAACGCTGCTCGGTCTGCAGCTCGGGCGCGTCGAATACATGGATGGCGATGGGCGGATTCAGGTCCAGACCGCCGCCGAAATCGACGGTGACCGGGAAATCCGCTATCGTCGGCGGGGCGACGACGGCAATCCCGCCAATTGAATCCGCCACCTATGCGACCTCCCGTAATCCGAAGGCGACCTGCGCCGCGTTGATCGTGTATGTCTCCGCATAACTGCCGTCGAACACCACCGTGTAACGGCCTTGGGTGGCCCCGCCGGTCGGATCGTAATGGTACGGCGGGGAACACTCGCGACCGAAGTAAAAGTAGAAGGCTTTGCCTTTATGCGTCACGTAGAAATCACGCAGCGATTGCCATGTGGCGGGCGTGAGCCTGCCGGTGACGCGAAAGAACGCCCGCGCTCCATTGGATAAGGCGGCGCGGTCGCTCGATCCATCAGTATAGCCGTCGTTCACCAGGGCTTCAATGCGCAGTTGCTCGTTGAAGGCCTGCATCACGATCAGCGGCATCACGTCTTGCGGATTCGGCCCCGCGACGTTGTGCGAGGGCATCAGCCCACCACCGTGGCTGGCTCCATCAGACCGGCCAATTGAGAGTTGCGGCTCGATCCCGAGCTTATGGCCGCGCTGTTGGCGTTGCCGACCACGGTCGGGTTGTTATTGAGCACGTTCACCACTTGACCCTGGAACAGATTGGATGCGAGCGCCGGATCGAGTTGGACATACATGGCGGTAGGCTGTTGTTGGCTGTACTGCATCCAATTCGCATATTGCTGCGTGGTAGTGCCGGTATAGGGATTGGCTACCACTTGCCCGTTCGAGTAAGTCGGCTGCAATTGCAGCCCGCCGCTCGCCTGCGCGAAAGTGGCCGGGTACATGGGACGCGGGCCGACCGCCCCCATGCCTTGGGATGCCATGTAGAGATTGATGAGTTGCTGGACCTCGGGCGAGGCTACCGCCAGCGAGATTGCGCCGCCGTACTTCTGCTTGGCGATCTGTACGATCTGGGCGAGAACCTGCTGGTTCTTGATGTCCACCCCGTACATCTGTTTCACCAGATCGCGGGCGTGCTGCGTGTCGGATTTTTTGAGCAAGCCCATCAGACCGATGGCCGCGCCGATTCCCGCCGCCGCGATCCAGCCGATGGGACCGGCGGCGAGCAACGGCACAAAGATGGACGGGAACATGGCCGCGAGCGATCCGGCGGCGAGCAAACCTGAAAATGCGCCGAGCAGGGGAGCGCCGATCTTAGCGAGCGGGCTGCCGGTGCGCTGTCCCAAGCGTCCCAAGCCGAACGCGCCGGTCAAGCCGCCAATCGCGCCACCCAGGAATAGCGGCGCGGTGGCCGAAGCGAGGCCGCTCCAGGCAAACGGCGCTTTGACGCCTAGGCCCAAGGCGCTGGAGGGGAGCATGGGAATCCCGGTTCCGGCGACCGTTTCGCCCATCAAGCCCGATACATTCGCGCCCGAGGCTACCAGTGATCCACCCCCGCTGAAGCGCAGACCTTGTGCGATGCCGCTCAAGATCCCGCCCTTGCCCAGGATGCCGCCCCACAATCCGCCACCACCGCCGAGGCCGCCACCACCGCCGAAGCCGCCGAATCCTGGAAGCTGCGGGAACGGCAGCCCTGCCGCGCCCAAAGGTGCCGGTCCACCATAACCGGCAATGGTGGGGGCCATCGCACCGAGGCCCAATGCCGCCGAGCCGAGCGAGAACCCGCCGCCCCCACCATAGAAGCCCGGCGTGCCCTCGGGCATAACATTGTCAGTAATAAATCGCGACGTGACAAACGGCGTGTCGCCCCGCCCCACCACATCGGAGAGCGCCGCCGCCGCGAGCGGATTCATCCCGCCGAATCCAGAGCCTTGGATCGAGGTCGTTTGCCGGATGGAAACTTCGGCGCGTTGCGTGGGCGGCGGCGGGCCTTCGTAACCCTTGATAACCACCCGCACCGCATCGCCGCTCGGCGTGAGCGGGATATGAAGCTGCGGCGGCGGCGCGAATACGGGATGCTGTGAGAACCGGCTGAACAGATTGCCGAGCAGCCCACCGCCATAATCACCGCGTGATTCCATGTGGACCGGCATCCCGGCTGCCGACATGAGCGAGGCCGACAGCGCGGGCACGATGAGATTCTTCGCCATCTCCTTGCCCGCGTTAAACAGCAGATCGCCCATGCGTGCCCAGAAACTCTTGCCGCGCTCAAACAGGGCGTCGAATACTCGACCGACCGCCGACTCGAATTTGGCGAAGATCTCCTGCTGCTCGGCCACCCAGGCCTCGTTGATTTCCTTTTGCGCCTGCAGCGCCTCGATTTTTTTCTTATCCTGAAGCGCCGACCAATCGGCCTCGTCCTGCAAGTAGAAATTGCGCTGCGCGGCTTGCGCGGCGTCGAGCATGGTCTGCTGGCTTTGTAAATACTCGTCCCGCTCCCGGCCAGTCGCTGCCTTGGCCTTATCGCCGAAATAGTCGGCCCAGTTCTGCCGCGATTGAACCAGATCCGCCACGTCTTCTTCGTTCTGTTTGCGCCGGATGGCATACACCTTTTCGGCGGCGTCCACTTCCAGCGCATAAGCGTGGTTGATGGCCGCGATCTTCGCTCTCGCGGTCTGAGCCTCGCCGTTCTCATAGGTGAGCTTGGCGATTTCAACCTGCCGCGCCGCGCTCTGGACTTCAGCCTCGGCCTGAATTTCGCGAGCGTGTTGGTAGGCTTGCGAAGTTTCCTCGATGACTCCCTTAACGATCTCCTGCCGGTTTTTGGCGATCTCGCGCTCGGCTTCCTGCTCGGCCTTGATGCGCCTATCGCGATATTCGGTTTCAATGTTGTCGCGGCCCGCCTGCACGTCCGCGAGCATGCGGGCGGTCATCTGGATGCCCTTGAACCGCTTGGCGACCTCATCCTCGTACAGCTTGATGCGCTGGTCGTGCTCGCTTTGGGCGAGCTTCTGCATCTGGTCGCGCACCGCATACGCGCCCTGAATGCGGATTTCCATGCCCTGGATTTGCGCCTGGGCTTCTTTGACGTGGGTGTCCTTAATTACCGCCTCGGCGAGCTGGGCCTGCGTTTCGTAAAGCTGTTTCAAGTCCTCGACGCGCTCCTGCATGGCGCGTTTCTCGATTTCCAGGCGCTCTTGCGTGTTCTGTTTCTCCTCTTCGGTGAGCACGCGGTCGATGGCGAGGAGTTTAGCCTGGGTGAGCTTGGCGAGGGTTTCACGCTCGATGCCGCCGCGCCAATGCTCTTTGAGGAGCGCATCCTCCATGGATTTCACTTGCTGCACATATTGCGCTTGCACCGCTGCGACGCCCTTCAGGTTTTCCTCGGTGGCGCGGGCGAGGATGGCCTGCGCCTCAGCGGCCTGCTGCCGGTACAATTCCTCGGGGCGCTGAATGGGATTGGGTGGCCGGGCGGCTGGCACGCCCATACCCAGAGTGCGACTGATCAGCTCGGGCGGGATCGGCGGCGGCGCAACCCCGCCACCCTCGATTCTGGGCGCAATGACGCGCCCCATGCCTTGCCGCTGGGTGCGGCTTTTCCCGGCTTCGCCCGCCATTTCGGTGGGCGTCGGGGCCAATGCGATTAGTGCCCCGAGAGCCGTCGCCGCGACCGGCACCAACAGCGGGGCGGCGGCGGTCGCGAGCGCCCCTATGCGAGTTGTGAGGGTGGTAAAGAATGTTTCTACCGCCCGCACGTCGATGTGGGTAATCCACTCGAATAACTTATTCAGGCGGGTGAATTCGATAAATTCTTTGATTAAGCTGAAGAATGCGCGGAATACTTTGATAATGACGCCCAGGGCCGCCGCGCCGCCCAGGATGGCCCCGCTCCACTCCAGAACCGTCTCGGAGAATTGCCGCGCTTCTTTGTGCTCCTCCAGCAACTTCATGAGCGAGGTCATCGAGGCGAGCAGCTTATCCACGGCGGGCTGCATCTCGGTCGCCATGGTCGCGGCGGTTTGCGCCACCTGATCCTTGAACTTGGTCCACTGCGAGGAAACCTGCGCCATCATCTTGCCGGTGGCGTCCTGCTTTTCGGTTTCCGAGCGGAGGCCGTTGATGATGGCGTCGGCGATGAGCTTTCCGTTCAGTTGCCCTTTTTCCATCATGTCGCGGATGTCTTGCAGGCTGAACGCTTCGCCGGTGGCGGCCTTCAGGTTATCCGCGATGATCTTGGTGACATCCACGCCCTGCGCCGCGATCTCGCGGAACAGTTGATGCGCCTGGGCCACGCCCTTCACGCGCATGATGCCGATGGCTTCGACAAACCGCTCCATCATCTCGGGCGTGCCGCCCACGGTGGCGATCTTTTTGGAGATGGCTTCCATATCGGCAGCCACATTTTTGGCGTCGGCCCCGAACGCCACCATGCGCCGGGCGCTTTCGGCGATGTTCTCAAAGGGGAAGGGCGATCTCTTGGCGACCTCGCGCAATTGGTTGAAGGTTTCGGTGGCTTGCTGGGCCGAGCCGGTCAAGGCCTCGAAGCCGATCTTGATGCGATTGATCTTGTCGCCGACCTCGAACAGTTCCGCGCCCAGGCGCACGATAGCGAGGCCTGCGAGGGCTTCAGTCAGCCCCGCGACCGCTTCGTTAGCCTCGCCGATGGCTATGGAAAACCCCTTGATCCCGGCGGTGCCCTCAGTCGAGGCCTTCTTGGTGGCCTGCCCCATCCCCTCCAGGGCTTTGTTGACGTTCTCGACGTTCTTGACGGCATCCGCCGTCTGCACGTCCACCTGGATGTAATAGCGATTAGCGGCCATGGCCCTTAGACCGGATGTTGTCCAGTTCCTCTTTTTCCAAGCGGTGCCGTTCCTCGTCGAGCAACCGCAATAAACCGAATTCGACGCAACTCACTTCCGCCATACTGATCGTGAATCCGGCCCGCAGCGCAAAATCCAGTTCGATGACGCTGGTGAACCGCTTTCCCATGGGCGAGGCCAGATAGACATCCAGCGCGGCGATCCGGCAGTTGTCGCAGGGCAAACCGCTCTGCTCCTCCTGGGCCTCGGCGCATTCCGCCGGGCCGCCGGGGCAGAGCTTGTCCCGCCGGAGCATGCGATGCCAGATGAAACGCGGCGACGGCTGCTCGGGCCATTCGCCGCTCGCTAAAAATCGTCGGTTTCTTCGAGCGCCGACGCAAGCTCGTTGTCCAATTCCTCGATGACGGCGCGGATCGCCACGTCCTTATGGTTGGCGGGCACGATGCCGTCCTTGTAGTCGTCCGATTTCCCGCCGCATTCCTCCCAGAGCTGGGCGGGCGGATCGAGCAGGATGCGGGCTTCCACGCGATTGTGCGGCAATTGGCGTAGTCTCGCGGCGGCTTCGCGCATGACGCGGGCCTGCTTGGCGGTGGGCACCCGCACGCGGTGTTTCACTTCGCCGCCGGGCACCGACATGGTAACGGTCGCGCCGTTGCCTTCCATCTCCACGTTGCGGACCTCGCAGCGGCCCAGGCCGTCCAGCAGCCGCCCCGCTTCATCGCCCGAGATGGGCGGCGCTCCGTTGAGCTTGATGGCCTCGAAGATTTTGAGGTCCGTCTCGGGCGAGGGGATCGGCTCGGTTTCCGATCTGCCCCGCCCGAGTTGGGTGGTGATGAACCGCACCGCCCGCTTGCGGTCGCTCCATTCCTGGTCGGTGGGCCACCGCATGGTGACCTGCGCCTTGGTGCCCTCCAGGGTGCGGGCATTCAGCGTATACTCTCCCGTTGCGTCGAACATAAGCTACTCCCTAAGCGGCCTTCTTGAGTAAATCCTCGGGATGCTGCCCGGCGTGCTCCTCGGCCCTGGTGGGGCCGATCCCGGCGAATGGCGTCGTCACCACGAAAGTGCAGAGTGGCGTCACGCCGTCGGTGGGTTTCAGGATGGTGACTGCGCAATTGACGGTGACAATCCCGTCCGCGTCGCCATTGACCACGCCCGAGATGATGGTGCGCGGGAAGTTCAGCGTCATGTCGTTGGTTTGCGGCCCGGCCCCGATCACCGCGCCGACGACCTTGATGGTGGTTACGCCTTCGGTCAGTGCGAGCAGGTTAGTGTATTCCTGCGATCCGGCCACCGCCCGCGCCGTGAAAGTCAACGTCGTCTCGCGGGTGCCGAACTCCATGCGGCCCCGCACGGCGAAGCCGTTCTGCGTGCCCGAGCCGGGGTAATAGCCCGAGTCGGTGCGGACGTTGTTGTTCCAGCGGTATTCGAGATTGTTGAAGCGGCCCACGCCGGTGCCGAGCAGATAATCGATGCCGTTGATGGTGAGGGTGGTAGCCGCGCTTGCATTGAGCGAGTGCTCGGCTGTCGGCGTGGGCAGCACGCTGCCGGAAGGATTGGTGATCGAGCCGGTGCCGATGAAGTTCGCCGCCACGCGGCAGTTGGCGCGGCCCGGCCCCGACTCCATAGTGAGGGTGAAGTCGTTTACCACCATGCCCACGGCGGCGCGGTCCACCACGGCGTTCGCGCCCGTGCGGATCTGTTCCACGTAGGTGAAGGGCGGCAGGTTGATGCAATCGGTGGTGGGGTCTTGGGGCGTCGAGGTATAGGCCGTACCCGTGCCCGCCGCCGCCGAGGTAGAGTTGCCCAGCCCGAAGGCGAACAGCCATGCCATGAACTCGGTGGTGACGTACTTTTCGAGCGCTACCGAAGTCGAGGACGAGGTTTTGTAGACGTTCACCGCAAACTCGTCGCCCTTGCCGATATCGAGCGCATCCGTCTCGGTGCGGAGATCGGTCTGCATGAGCGCGGTATTGGTTTTGAGCAGCGACCACAATTGCGGGTCGGTGTTTTTGGTCACCAAGTCGGTTTGGGGAACTTTGCCGATGGCGATCTTGGTTTCTCTTACATTGGCCGGACAAGTAGGCATATCATGCGTCTCCTGTTTCTTTCATCTCGATCTCGGTTACGAAATAATCGATCTGCTGCGCGTCGATTTCGCGAGCCACGCGCAGCAAATTAGTGGAATACAGTTCGGGCAGCAGGCACAACAGCCGCCAACAGCGGTTTTCTCCCGTGGGAATCCCATTCACCAGCGCCATCACCATGTCGATTCCGCTTTGCCCCGGCGCGGAGCGCAGATACAGGTGAAAGCGGTGGATAAAGGCGCTCATTTCCTCGGAATCGTTGAAGTCCGATTCGATCCAGCTCACCAGCACCGAGCCGCCGGGCATCGAATACACCGCGCCCTGGAGCGAGTTCGGCTGGGGCGCTTCGTCGATATAGCCCGAGATCATGCTGGAATCCTGGTTGGCGAGATACGTCAGCAGTTCGGGAATATTCCGAAATGTGTCCACCAAAGTTTGCGTCATGAGTCCCAGGTCAAGCATGGCTCGTGGGCTGCCAACCCTTGTTGATGTACTTCTGATAGCCCTCGCCGACGTTGCGCAGGATCTTTACCGTTTCCGGCGGCGAAAAACCGGTCATCTGGACGTATAGATCCGAGCGGATGGAATGCTGCCGGGTCAACCGCTGCGTCGGCTCGGCGCGGATTACTCCGTCGGTGGCCTTGCGCAATTGAAAATTGTGGGCCAGTGCGCCGGTCATGTAGTTGTCGCGGATGGGTACATGCTTGCCGGTCACGTACTTCTTGATGAAGGTGTATTTTTTCGAGAGCGGCTTGGCCGGTGCGCCGTCGGCGTTGATACCCTTGGCCCACCGCGCCAATTGTTCGGCGACCATCTGCTTGCCGATGGCGGTGAGGACAGCGTTATCCAGATTGGGCGGCTTCATGCGCCCAGCCTGCTTGACCTTCACGCTCAGATACGCGAGGCCCGCGCTGATGGTCGAAGCTCGATAGGAACCCATTCAGGCGTTCTCCCTCAAGGTCAGGCGCGAATAGCCGTTGGCGTCGGGGCCGATGTGCGACACGATAAAGGTGCCCTGCGTGGACTCGTGTACTAAATCGCCATAGCTCGGGCCGCCAGGGATATCGGAATTTTGCACCTGAAAAATCGAATAACGCCCCGGCGAGGTCGGCTCGTCCTCCGCGCCCTCCTTCCATAGCCCGGTGATCTGGATGGGCACTCCGCTGCCGACGGGCGTGTAATCCACCGTGACCCCGAACATATCCACCTCGGCGGTCCAGAGCAGGGGCGCATAGGTCTGGGCGAACTGCGACGGGACCGCCGCGCCGCTCGCTCGCGGATTCGCCGAACGCCGGATTGGAAATCTGGGACTCATTTCATCTGGCCCGCCCCGCGCCCCTCTTCATTCATGGAGGGCGTTTAAAAAAGAGCGCGGGTACGGACACGCTCGACCGGCGACAGTCAGAGCACTTTGGCTTTGAACGAAGCGTTCGGCCTGTACGGAAACAAAATCGGGGCCGACTGCAACATCACAAAGCGAACCGACGGATCTTCCTCCACCCAACTCTTCACGTAGTACGGAACGGCCTGCAGGCCCGCGCCCTCATCGCGGATCGCGCCGTAAGCGCGAACCCCTTCGAGCGCCGGTGAAGTCAGAATGCAGGTCGTCGCGGGAATGATGGCCGTCTCGGTGCCGGTGGCCGGATCGACATACCAACCGCTATAGACAAAAATGTTGAAGCCCGCGAGCGTGCCCATGAACACGCCGCCCTCAGTCATTTGGGTGGTGCCATCCATGGAGGGCATCGCGGTCCAGGTGCGCCAGAGATTCATGTAGCTCTGAACGCTCGAATTGGACCGGAACACCTTCCACACGTCCACGGTCATCAGCACGTCTTGCAAAACCGCGCCGGTCTGTTGCAAGACGATCTGCGACCAGTCTTGAAGATCATCCAGAGGTTTGGAGGTCGATACGCTCCAGAGCGTACCGGCGGTGATGGTGTTCCCGGCGGCGCGTCCGAAGTCCAGCGACACGGTGGGATACTTATCGCCCGTGATGGTCGATTTGCCGGTGGTCAGGATTTCCCCGGCCATGACTTCCTGGCGGCGGCGCAGCATATCGAGCTGATCCTGCAGGCTGGTCGCGAGCAGCGCACGCTGGCGATCCGCCGGTGACATGGTGCCGCCGATCTGTTCACCCGGCGCACGCTTTAACGGCCTGTTTTGATCGAAGACCCTTTTATCTTTGATGTAGGCCGGGGTGATCGTGTTGGCGGTGAAACCGAGATTTTCCACGATCTGGCCTTCCACCAGCGGCGAGACAAAGGGCGAGATGCGCCGCTTGCCGGGCAAAGTGTCGAAGTGAATTTGCTCACTGGTTTCCGATTGCGTGGTGCCAAAATATCGATCCAC